CGCGATGGCCCCTCTCTTCACCGGCCAGAATCGGGTTCTAAGGCCTCAGGCCTTAGTGGGGGGTCCAGGGGGGCAAAGCCCCCCTGGCCTTGCTTGCTAACGCGTCGCCCCCAAAGACGCTGGCGAAATGTTAACCAATGAAGGAATTGGGTTGATGGGTATTCAGAATTTTCCGGCTGCGTTGCAGCCGATTATCCAGCAGGGATTTCTTGAGCGCGAGTTCGAGATGTCGCTCAAATCGCGGCTGGGGTATCGGTTGATTGCCGATCGTGAAGAGTTTTCTGTCGGCATCGGCGAGACGTTGACGAAGACGCGGGCCGGGTTGAAGCCGAGCGTGACGGTGCCGTTGGCGGCTGCGAGCAACACCAATCTGGATAACGGGCTGACCAGCACGAGCTGGGGCGTGGAGCAGTACACGATTACGCTGAATTTCTATGCGGCGACGCAGGATTTGAACATGGTGACGAGCCGTGTCGGCATCGCCTCGCAGTTCCTGCAGAATGCGGCGACGAATGGGGAGCAGGCGGCGCGGAGCCTGGACGAACTGGCGCGCAACGCATTGTTCGCGCCCTATTTCGGCGGCAATACCAGGGTGATCACCACGCTGACGTCGGCGGGGCCGAGCGTCGAGGTTGACGATGTCCGTGGATTTCAGATGGTGTTCGTCAATGGCGTGCAGCAGAGCGTGTCGAACACCTATCCGCTGACCGTTACTGTCAATGGCGGTGTTTATAGCGTGATCGGCGTGACGCCGGATGCGACGAACGTGTCGACGGCGCCGGACGGAATTTCCGGGGCGCTGCTGTTTGCGAGCAATGTCAGCGTGGCGGATGGCACAGCGGGCAATGCGGTGATCGCGGCGACGGCGAGCTCAATCGTGCGGCCGGCGGGGCGCGCGACGACTGCCGCGCTGCAGGCGACCGATACGCTGGCGATGGGCAATCTGTTGGATGCGGTGGCCCTGTTGCGGCGCAATGCCGTGCCGCTGGTGGATGGCGTGTATAATTGCTATCTCGATCCGGTTTCGGCGCGGCAGTTGTTTGCCGATCCGGACTTCAAGCAACTGTTCCAGGGCGCGACCTCGTCCAATCCGGTGTTCCGGCAGGGGATGGTGAGCGATTTTCTCGGCCTGCGCTTCATCACGACGACGGAGGCGTATGTTCAGAGCCATCCGTCGATCTCTGGATTGTATGTGCGCCGGCCGATCGTTTGCGGGCAGGGCGCGCTGATCGAGGGAGATTTTGCCGGCATGGCGGCGGATGATGTGGCGCCGAAGGACAGCCTGGTGAACGTGATCGACAATGTGGCGATGGTGACGCGCGAGCCGATCGACCGGCTGCAGCAGATCATCGCGCAGAGCTGGTACTGGATCGGCGGGTTTTGCGCGCCGTCTGACACCACGACCACGCCGACGACGGTGCCGACGGCGACCAACGCGAATTACAAGCGCGCGGTAATGATCGAGCATATCGGTTAAGGAGCGGGAGATGGCGACAGGTTCAACGCAGCCGTTTCGGCCGGCCGGAACGGCGAGTCTCGCCGCGTCCACCAGCTCCGCCAACGTGGCCTTGAAGGGCGGCGGCTCGGCGGTGCTGGTGTATAATGCGGCGTCCGCCACGGCGTTTTTTCAATTGGGTGCGTCTTCGTCGTTGGCGGCGTCGGCGGCGGGTACGCCGGTGCCGCCGGGGCAAAGGATGCTGGTGGATGGCGGGCCGTTCGTGAGCTACGCGGCGGCGATTTTGGCGGCTGGCACCGGCACCGTGTATTTCACGCTCGGCGACGGGGACACGTACTGAAATGTCGGTGACTGTGCCGGGCGCGTTCACGGATGCGCAGAAAGTCGATGTACGCCGGTTCTGCGGCTACCCGGCCTATGGCGCGGGGGCGGCCGGGTTCGAGTCCTGGCGGTTTTTCCAGGCCTTTGGCACGCTGGAATACCGGATGAATAATCTGGCGCCGGCGGAGATTGGCGTGACGTTGCAATATCTATCGACGCTTGCCGCTTTGGAGGCGGCGATTCCGCCGGCTTCTGATAATCTGGATACGGCAAGCGCCGCGGCGTGGACGCATAACCAGAACGAAACGGCTGACCGGACGGCGTTGTTCGATGCGTGGCGGCGGCGGTTATGCGGGTTTCTGGGCGTGCCGCCTGGCGCGGCGCTGGCGCAGGCCGGCGTGACGCTGGTGGTGTGAGATGGACGGGGTAAGGCTGGCGGACCGGCTGGCCTATGGCGCCGGATGTGCGGCCCGGCGCGTCGGGTTTTTGCACGATGCGTATCGGCCGAACGGGCCGCAAATGCCGATTGATCTGGCGAACCGGTTTTTGCGGTTGGCTGTAGCGTTTGTGCTGCCGGGCGGCAGCGTGGGCGCGCCAAGCGGGTTTGGGGTGCCGTTCCGGCAGGCCTGGGCGGATTGGAGCTATCTGCAGATCGGCGATTATTTGACGGGGCCGGAGGGCACCGTGTTTGTGGCGGCGATCGAGCCGCCGAAGCCGATGCTGGTGGTGATGACGAATGCGACGGTTTGTTTGTGGCGACCGGCGGCGCCGATTTTGCCGGGCGTGAACCCCTATGGCGCGGTGCTGCCGGGAACCGAGACGGCTTTGATCACCGGATTTCCGGCGAGTCTGTTGGTGGGCGGCGGCACTGTGGACCGGACGCATGTGGGGCTGCCGGATGACACCAAGGTGCCGGGGTTTGTTGCTTTGCTGCCGGCGGTGAACTGCGTGCAGCCGCTGGTCGCAGATATTCTGACCGATGCGGGCGGGGCGCGGTTTGTGGTGAATGCGGTGGAGATGGTGAGCGGCGTCTGGCGCCTGTCGATGAATCAGGCGGCGACCTGATGGCTGACCAGTCGGATGTGGAGACGGCGCTGGTGACGATCGTCGCCAATGCGCTCTATCCGAACGGCACGGCGGCGGCGAGCGCGGTTGGAGCGACGTGCCGGGTGTATCGCGGGTTGCCGACATCGCCGACCTTGGGCGCGGATCTGGCGGTTGGCGTTCTGCATGTCACCGTGGATGCCGGCGCGAATGTGAAGAATGTGACGCGGTTTCCGCGCAAATGGGAAACCGTGGCGCCGGTGCCGCCGACGTTGTTGGTGCTGGTGGCGCCGCAGAGTGCGAGTTTTTCAGGCACCTGCGCGGTGGGGCAATTGGCCGGTGTGGCGGTGAATGGCGCCACGTTTCCTTATGCAGTGCAGGCCAATGATTCGCCGGCGACGGTGGCGAGCAACCTGGCGGCGCTGCTGCGCGGCGCCGGTTGGTTCGTGGATTATGCCGGGACGACGATCACGCTGCCGAACGCCGATATGTTCACCGCGCGGGTGGTGAGCGGCGCGAATGCGTTACAGGAAATCAAGCGGCAGGTTCAGGATTTTCAGATCACGCTGTGGAGCCCGACGCCGCCGTTGCGCGATGAGGCAGGTTCGCTGATCGACCAGGCATTGGCGCGCCGGGCATTCATCGCGCTGGCGGACGGATCTTGGGCGCGGCTGATTTATCTTGGCAGTGACGCCGAGGATGGTGCTGCCGACGCGGCTCTTTACAAAAGGACGATCCGCTACAGCGCCGAATATCCGACGACGCGCGGCAAGCTGGTGCCGGCGATGCTGTTCGGCACCGGGAATTTCAACGCGAATGCCGAATTCGTCGAAACCTTACAAGGATAAGAGGGATTTCTTCATGACATATCAGTTGGTGGTGCTGAAGCCCTTCGAGGGTTTCCGGCGCGGCGACGTGATCAAGGACGCCGCCGCCGTGCAGAAGATTTTGGCCGGTCCGCAGGCCGGCTTCGTCGTGCGTGTCACCGCCGGAAAGGATTGAAACGATGCCAGTTTTTGCCGCAGGGGCGTTGAACACGACGGCGCTGATCGTACCCGATCTGTATGTGCAGATTGTGCCGCCGCAGAGCCTGCTGCTGAACGGCGTGCCGACCGACGTTTTGGGCGTGGTCGGCACCGCGAGCTGGGGGCCGGTCGGGGAGCCGACGATCATCAGCGATATGGCAAGCTACGCCACGGCGTTCGGGCCGGTGATGGCGCGCAAATACGATATGGGCACGCAGGTTGCGACCGCCGTGCAGCAAGGGGCGGCAAATTTCCGCTGCGTGCGGGCGACGGATGGGACGGATACGGCGGCTTCGGTCTCGCTGCTCGGCGCCGTGACGTTCACCGCGCTTTATACGGGCAGTCTGGGCAACGAGCTGACGCTGACCTTGTCGGCGGGGTCGGCCGCGAATTCCTGGCAACTGACCGTGGCGTTTCCGGGGCAGACGCCGGAGGTTTACAACAACATCACCGGCTCGGGCGCCGCGTTCTGGAGCAATCTGGCGAATGCGGTGAATGCAGGCAACGGGGCGTTGCGCGGCCCGTCGCAACTCGTCGCTGCGACCGTGACATCTTCGGGCGCGACGCCGCTTGCCGGGACCTACCCGTTTTCAGCTGGAACGCCTGGGACCGATGGCGCGGCGACGGTCACCGCCGCGACTCTGGTGGGGAGCGATACGCTGCCGCGGCAGGGTATGTATGCGTTGCGCGGCCAGGGATGCTCGATCGCGCTGCTGGCGGATGCGGATGATCCGACGCAATGGAGCGTGCAGGTCGCGTTCGGGCTGTCGGAATCGGTTTACATGATTCTGACCGGGCCGGCCGGGGATAACATCGCCAATGCGGTTCTGGTGAAGGCGGAAGCCGGCATCGATACCTATGCGGCGAAGATGATGTTCGGGGACTGGATCTATTGGTACGATCAGGCGAACCAGCTGACGCGGCTGGTATCGCCGCAAGGCTTCGTGGGCGGGAGGCTGGCGAATTTGTCGCCGGAGCAGTCGTCGCTGAACAAGCCGCTGTTCGGGGTGATTGGCAGCCAGAAATCTGGGCAGCCGGGCGGGGGGACGGCGACGACCTATGCGACGGCCGATCTGTCGGCACTGCTGTCCGCGGGGATCGACGTGATCGCCAATCCGCAGCCCGGCGGCGCGTACTGGGGTGTGCGAGGCGGGCATAACGCGTCGTCGAACGCGGCCATCGATGGCGATAACTACACGAGGCTGACGAATTACATCGCCAGCACTCTGTCCGCCGGCATGGGGCCTTATGTGGGGCAGCTGGTGAATACGACGCTGTTCCAGAATATCCGCGCGACGCTGCTGGCGTTCTTGAATGGGCTGCTGGGCCAGGGGCTGCTTGGCAGCACCGACGGGTCGCTGCCGTTCGCGGTGGTGTGCGATGATTCCAATAATCCGTCGAGCCGGACCGGGCTTGGCTATGTGCAGGCGGATGTGCAGGTGCGGTACCAGGCGATCAACGAGAAGTTCATCGTGAACGTGCAGGGCGGGCAGACGGTGCAGGTGAGCAAGCAGACTTAGGAAAGCGCTTCCTTTTTGAAAAAAAGAAGCAAAAAACTTTTGCTTACTGCGGGCCTTGGCATGGGCGTGCCACAGCCCCCAGGAGTAAAAGTTTTTTTGCTTCTTTTTTTTCAAAAAAAGAAGCGCTTACTTCCTAAAACGAAGTTTTAGAGGAACTGACAATGCCATTCAATACATTCTCGGTTGGCAGCGACTGCCAACTCGTCGTGATGGGGCCGTTCGGGCGGGTTGATCTGTCTTATGTCACCGGCTTCGAGGCGAAGCAGGTCACGCAATCGGTGCGGGTGGACCGGCTGGATGGCGTGCAAATGGGCGCCGAGCTGCCGCGGGGCTGGACCGGGACGTTCACCTTGGATCGCGGCTCGCCGGCGGCGGATGATTTTATCGCGGCGATCGAGCAGGCCTATTTCAATGGGCAGTCGATCGCGGCCGGGACGTTGTATCAATACGTTAATGAACCTGATGGTTCGACGTCGACCTTTCAGTTCAGCGGTGTCGTGTTCAAGCTGACATCGGCGGGGGCCTATAAGGGTGATGCGCCGGTCGCGCAGCTGTTGGATTTTTTCGCCTCCAGCCGCGTGAGCGTGTGATGGAGCGGATCATTACGGACAGGGCTGGGCGCGCACTTTCGTTGCGGCGCGTGGGCGTGTTGGAGACGCTGCGGCTGTACAAGGCGCTGGGGCCGGAGCTTTCCGTGAACGAGGCGTATATGGGGCTCGCGACTATTGCGGCTTCCGTCGCGGTGCTGGATGGCGTGCCGATGCCGTTCCCCGGCAGTGAGGCCGGTGTTGAGACTGTGCTGGAGCGCCTAGGTGAGGATGGTGCGAGCGCAGTCGCCGCAGCGATTGCGCCGACGCCGCTGGACAACGTGGTCGCGCACGCGGGAAACTGAGCCGGCACCCTGGGCTGATCGACTGCTTGTATCTGGTGAAGTGTGGGGTGCCTTACGATGTGGCCTGCCGGTTGGATGATGACGAACGCATGGCCTATGTTGTGGTATTCGGGCAATTGGACGGGCTGACATTCGACTGGCGGCGGCTGGGTTGGGTTGATGGCTGAGATGAATCATTCTTGGTTGATTCGCCGGCCTGCTGTGTACCGGGCTGCGCTTGCCATTGCTGGTGAAGGCCGGGTTTCCGTGGCGCCGGTCCTGCGAAGGGCGGTGCATAAGACGACGCCTCTTAGAAGAATAAATTTTGCAGCCGGTGTAAGTGCCGCTGCGGCGACAAGGCGGTTTTCGCCGGGATCAGCCGCGGCTGCGATCGCACGGCAGTCTTGTGGTGCGGCAGTTTGGCTTACTGCACGGTCCGTTTACGCCGGATCCGGTGTGAATCCGCAGGGAACGGCGCGCCTGTTGGCGTTCGCAGCGCCCGCTGGCCGAAGCCGGATGTTCATTTGGCCGCGCGAGGCGCCGGAATCTCGTTTTTACCAATTCGTTGCGATTGGTATGAACGTGGCGAGGGGCCTGTGCGGATTTCAGACGCGGGGGAAACGCGTGCGGCGCGGCGCTGGCGCCCTGAGCCTGCAGACGCGTCGCGGGCCCGATCTCGCTGCGAACGGCGGTGAAAGTTTTCGGCGGGCGCGACTTGGAACCCTGCCACGCCTGGCACCGGTCCGGAGGCCGCGCGAGAGTCAAGCTTCGGTCTCTGCTTTGACGCCGGCGTTGTCGGCGCCGTCAAATTTTGCGGTGACCCGGCCGTTGCGCCCAGTCGCGCAGGGCGCGGCGCCCGCGCCTGCTAACAGAGAGAATACAAATTCTGCTGCCACGGTTTTGCCGGAGGCGGGGAACGGGGTGGCCGATGGGCAGCTTTCGGCGATGCGACTTGATCGCGCCATCGATGACTATCTCGCCCGACAGTCGCGGCTGCCGCCTTCTGGCATGACGGGCTTTGATCCGCGGCTCAGCCCGGCCTGGGCTGGGTTGCAAATTCCGGGGTAGCGATGGGCAACGTTGTCATCACACTTGGGACTGTGACGTTTCAGGACTTTGAAGTCCCGGAAAAGATTGCGCTCGGCGGCGCGCAGCGCATCGCGGTGCATCAATTGATCGGCGGTGGCCGTGTCGTGGATGCGCTTGGTGATGCCCCGGCGAAGATCAGTTTTTCCGGCGTCTTTTCTGGCGGCGATGCGGCAGCGCGGGCACAGACTCTCGACGCGGCAACGGCACTGGGCGCGCAGCTTCCGCTGTTCTGGGACAGTTTCTTCTATACGGTCGTCATCGGGGCGTTTTCGGCGAGCTACGAAAAGCCTTGGTGGATACCATTTACGATCAGCTGCGTCGTGGTGATCGATCCGGTGGCGGAAATCGCATCAGCGGTATCGTCGGTGACCACGTTGATCGCCAATGACATAGCGTCAGCGGTCGCGCTGGCACCGCAGGCCGGCATTTCATTGCCGCTTGCCGGAGCCGCGAGCATGGCCAGTTTGAGTGGCGCGCAGGCCGTCGTCTCGACCGGTCTGGCGACCGCGAATGTTGCGTTGAAGAGCGGCGTCGGGTTGTTGAATACGGCCATTGATGCGCCGGCGGCAATTGGCGGGCTGGCGCAAGTGGTTGCTTCGTCCGGCCAGCTTGCGGCGTTGTCCGGAATGACGGGCTTCCTCAATCGGGCGGCGACCAACATGGCGAATGAGCTGACATGACCACGCAAACGATCACCGTCGTCGGCGGCAATCTGTTCGCGCTTGCGGCGCAATATCTGAATGATGCAACGCAATGGATCCGGATTGCACAGGCCAACGGACTCTCGGACTCGCAACTGGTCGGATTGACAACCCTCATCATCCCGCCGGTGAATCCGGGGGCTGGCGGCGGCATTGCAAGTTAATCAGCCGCAAGTCCAGGTCAGCATCGGCGGGGCGGCAATTGCGGGCGCGGTGTCGGTCGAGATCGAGCAGGTCGCTTATTTTGCGGCGGACCGGTTCGTGGTTAAGTTTGCGATTGGGGGCTCAGCCGCGGGTGCGGCCTATTTCGCATCCTTGGGCGCGCAGACGGTGGCAATCGAGCTGGCGTTGCTACCTGGCGGGTTTGTGAGTGTGTTGACCGGCCAGGTGGACAACATCCGGCTCGACCTGTTGCAGAACACGGCGACGCTGACCGGGCGGGATTTGTCGGCCAGGTTGATCGATACCGAGATCGCCGAGACATTCGCCAACCAGACCGCGAGCCAGATTGCCGCAACGATTGCCGCGCGGCATGGTTTGACGGCGAATGTGACAGCGACCAGTACGCCGGTCGGGCAGTATTACGATCTTGACCATGCCAGGAGCGCGCTGGGGCTGAACTCGCGCGCCGGTACCGAGTGGAATTTGCTTTGTTGGCTTGCGCTGATCGAGGGGTTTTCGCTCTCCGTTACTGGCGCGACGTTGAATTTTGGGCCGGCGCCGAGTGCCCCGTCGCTGTCTCTGACGCCGGCTGATTGCATGGAGCTGATCCTGGACAGCGCAACCGCCATACCGGGGACCGCGACGGTGAAATCCTGGAATACGCGCAACAAGACGGTCGTGACGCAGACGGCCGGGTTGGGCCAGGGACTTAGCACTACGCTGATCCGGCCCAATCTGACCAGCCAGCAGGCGATGAATTTTGCCAGCCGTCACCTGGCGGGCCTGGCGCAGCATGGCACGATCATGGTGGCCAGGATGCCGGGCGAGCTGGCGCTGGTGCCTGGTTCGACGATCAGCTTGAGCCAGACTGAGTCGGCTTTCGACCAGACCTATATGGTCGATACGATCCGGCGGTCGATCGATGCAGGGCGCGGTTTTACGCAGATCGTTCGTGCCCACGCGGTGAATTGAGGCAGAGCGGTGGATCAGTTCTGGAATGCCGTAAAGGCGCACGCCGGCGGGCTGGATGGGTTGGCAGGCGTCGTGCGGTTCGGGCTGGTATCGAGTTTCGACCCCACCGCCTATGCGGCGCGCGTGCTGATGCAGCCGGAGAATGTGCTGAGCGGGTGGCTGCCGATCCTCTCGGCCTGGGTTGGCGCCGGCTGGGGGCTCGCGGCGCCGTTGACGCCGGGCAGCCAGGTGCTGGTTGTGGCGCAGGAAGGCAGTTCCGAACAGGGTGTTATCGTGGGTTGCGTGTGGTCGGCGGTCGATGCGGCGCCAGGCGCGCCAGCCGGTGAGCTATGGATGCAGCATCAGACGGGAAGTTGCGTGAAACTGTTGAACGACGGCACGATAACGCTGCAGGCCGCGACCGTGAATGTGATCGGAAATCTTATCGTCAGCGGCGATATCTCCGACCGCGGTGGCGCGCATGGCACGCTGGCGGCGCTGCGCAACGCGTATGACGAGCATACGCATACCGATCCGCAAGGCGGCAGCACCGGATCGCCTTCGGTGACCGTCTGATGGCTGATCTGGCTCTTACCTTCGGCGGTGATTTGTCGGTCAGCCCGACCGGCGACATCGCGCTTTCTGACGGCACAACATTGACCCAGCAGCGGGTGCTGCGGCGGTTGCTGACGAATCACGGCGGCTATATATGGCAGCTTGGTTATGGCGCCGGGCTCGCGCAATTTGTCGGGCAGCCGGCGGCGCCGGCGGCCATTCAGGCGATCGTGCGCGGGCAAATTCTCAAGGAGGCCGCAATTGCTAACAATCCGGCGCCGGTCGTCACCGCCCTCGGTGCGGATGACGGCACGGTCACCCTGACCATCACCTACACCGACGCCTACACCCAGCAGAGCAGCATCCTGACCTTTCCGGTATCGCCATAAATGCAACTTTCCCTGCAAAACTTTACGACGCTGGTCGAGAACATGGCCGCCGCCGTGCAAGGTGCCGCCGCCAGCCTGCTCGACCTCACCGTCGGGTCGGTGCTGCGGGCGATTCTCGAGGCGAACGCCTCGTTGGCGCTCTGGCTGCAATGGCTCATCGTCCAGGTGCTGGCGACCACGCGGCTGGCGACCAGCACGGGTGCGGATTGCGACAGTTTCGGGGCCGATTTCGGGTTTTATCGCTTGCCCGCGGTCGCGGCGGCCGGGTTCGTGACCTTCTCGCGCTTTTCGCCGAGCATTGCGGCGCTAATTCCGGTCGGCACCGATGTTGCGACAACGGCGAACACCCAGGGTTTCACGGTCACGACAGATATGACAAACCCTGCCTATAGCGCCGCTTGCGGCGGCTATGTTTTGGCCGCCGGCGTCGGCGGCGTCACCGTGCCGGTCGCCGCGAGTGTCGCGGGAAGTGCCGGCAACGTCCAGCCTGGCGCGATATCCGTCCTGTCCTCGGCGGTGGCGGGGGTCGATACCGTGACCAATTCGCTGGCGCTCGCAGGCGGCCAGGACGCGGAGAGCGACGCGGCGTTCCGCACGCGGTTCGGCAGCTACCTCGCCAGCCTCTCGAAGGCGACGGATGTCGCGATCGGCGCCGCGATCACCTCGATCCAGCAAGGCCTGACCTACGTCATCAGCGAGAACATCGACCAGACCGGCGCCACCCAGATGGGTCATTTCGTCGTCACCGTCGATGACGGGTCCGGCGCGCCGCCAGCCTCGCTATTGTCCACAGTGCAGGGTGCGGTGGACGCGGTACGCCCGGTCGGCAGTAGCTTTGCGGTGCAGGGGCCGGTCGTCTCGCCCGCCGATGTTTCGATGACAATCGCAAATCTTGAAGGCGTCTCGCATCAACTGATGGTTGCCGCGGTCGCGAGGGCGATCGAAACCTATATCGCGAGCCTGAGCGTCGGCGCGACGCTTAATTATACTCGCCTCGCGCAACTGGCATACTCCGCCTCAGGTTCGATTACGAATGTCAGCGCGGTTCTATTGAACGGCGGCACCGCAGATTTGGTACCGCCGCTGTTTGGCGTCATTAGAACCGGGATAGTAACAGTTTCCTGAACGACTGAGCAAAGCAAGAAAGCGCTTCTTTTTTGAAAAAAAGAAGCAAAAAACTTTTGTTTAATGCGGGCGTTGGCATCGACCGGGCTAACGCACTAACGAACGGACATCTGCTAAATTGGGCTTGGGCGGTTAAACCAACATGGATATAGTCCGAAAGTTTTTTGCTTCTTTTTTTCAAAAAAGAAGTGCTTTTTTTAACCGCGCTCAAGCATGATCGGCGACAACAACGATATGCTGGGCCGCCTGAAATCGGTCCTGCCAGCGCGTTGGTTTGGCGATGCCACGCCGATCCTGGACGCGCTGCTCAGCGGCCTGGCGGCGGCATGGAGCGGTTTGTACGGTCTGTTGACCTACGCGCGGTCGCAAACGCGCATTGCGAGCGCCTCGGGAATTTTTCTCGATATTGCGTCGGCCGACTATTTTGGCACAGCCCTGCCGCGCGGCCCTGGCGAGAGCGACGCCGCCTTCAGCTTGCGGATCCGCGCCAATCTCATCGCGCCGCGGGCGACGCGCGCCGCGCTGGTCACCGCGCTGACAAATCTGACAGGCCGCGCACCGCAGATTTTCGAGCCGCTCAATGCGGCGGATACGGGCGGCTATGGCGCGGGAACGCTCGGCTACGGCGTTGCGGGCGGGTACGGGTGCAAGCTGCTGCCGTACCAGTTTTTCGTTACTGGCTATCGCCCGAACGCGACGCCTGTCAGTAATGCCGGCGGTTATAATGATGGCCCCGGCGGCTATGGCGCGGCGCCGATGGTCTATGCCGATCTGGCGGCCATTCCGGGCATGGTGAGTGACGCGGACATCTACGCCGCGGCTGCCGGCGTGCTGCCGACCGCCAGCATCGCTTGGATGAATCTTTCTAACTGAGGATCACGCATGGATCGCAACATCGTCTATCCCGGCAGCATTCCGCTGGATACCGACATCCTCAACCTGAACCGCAACGCGATGACCGCGATCAGCGCGCTGACGGCCTCGGTGCTCGGCAGCAACGTAGTGGTCGACGGCCTGGCCTGCACCGCGACCGCGCCGGCCTCGCTGACCGTGAATGTGGGGCCCGGCAGCATTACGCAGTTCACCGCGCTCGATGCGAACCCCTACGGTTCGCTCGGCGCCGACACGACCGACCAGATCGTAAAGACCGGGATCAACCTGGAAGCCTCCAGTTTCACGCTGACGCCGCCGGGGACCTCCGGCCAATCGATCAACTACCTGATTGAAGCGGCGTTTTCCGAAACCGATACGGATGCGGTGGTGCTGCCTTATGTCAACGCCGCCAACCCTTCGCAGCCATATTCCGGGCCGAGCAATTCCGGCACCGCGCAGACCACGCAGCGCATTCAACGCGTGCAACTGCAGCTCAAGCCGGGTGCGGCCGCTTCGTCCGGCGCCCAAGCGACCCCTGCGGTCGATACGGGCTGGGTCGGGCTCTACGTCATCACGGTCAATTACGGCCAGAGCGCGGTGCATAACGGAGCGATCAACATCGCGCCCGGCGCGCCTTTCGTCAGCTACAAGTTGCCGCTGCTGCGGCCGGGCTTCTCTTCGGTCCAGGTCTTCAACAATAACGGCTCATTCATTGTGCCGAATGGGGTGAGCGCGGTGCGCGTTACCGTCATCGGTGGCGGCGGCGCCGGCGGCTATCACAGCAGCTTGCCGGGCGGGGGTGGTGGCGCCGGCGGCATGGCGATCGGCATCGTCACGAACCTCACCCCGGGGCAGGAGATCGCGGTGACGGTTGGGGCCAGCGGCGCCGGGACGCCGACGCCGGCGTTCGGAAACGATGGCGGCACGTCGAGCTTCGGCGACTATCTGTCCGCCAGCGGCGGGTCCGGCGGCGGCGGCGGCACCTCGGCGGCGTTCTCGATGCCGGGCGGGGCGGGCGGCATCGGCTTCGGCGGCAATTATAATTTCGGCGGGTCGATGGGCACCGACTCGATCGCCGTCGCCTGCCGGGGCGGGGACGGTGGTGGGCCGGGCGCCGGCAAGGGGAGCAGCGGCCCGCAGAACGGATATACGGCGAACGGCTATGGCGGCGGCGGCGGCGGCGGCGGCTGCAGCACCGGCGGCAATCCACAAGGCTATGGCGGCGGCGCCGGGTCGGTCGGCATCGTCTTCGTGGAATACTGAGAGGCCGTAGCCATGAGCACACCCGCAAGCCATATCTGGCGGCCGTCGAATGCGCGCTACGTGCAGATCGATGGTTTTGTGCCCACACCGCGCGGTCCGCAAATCCCGCCCGCGACCCCGCTGGCCTGGCCGGCCAAGGACCCCAGCGATACGCTGGACTATGTCTTCGACATCTCGCCGGCGCTCACTGCCAATCCCGGTGATACGATTGCAACGCTCGACGTGCTGATCAGCCCCGACAACCCCGGGGATCTTACGCTTGCCTCATCGACCGCCGATGGCGCCTGGGCTGTGCTGTGGCTGACCGCGGGGCAGCCGCAAACGACCTATACGGTGACTGTGACGATCACCACCACCGGCGGCCGTACCCTCGCGCGCAGCATCTCGCTCCCTGTGGTATCGCTGGCTTCGGTGCCCGCGCCGGTTTCGGCGCTGACGACGCCGGCCGGGCAGGCGCTGACGGACCCGACCGGAACGCCGATCACGACGATCTAAACGTAAGAAGAAGCAAGCGCTTCTTTTTTGAAAAAAAGAAGCAAAAAACTTTCATTTACTGCCGGCTGTGGCACCGAGCGCGTCGCCGCCCCCAGGAGCGAAAGTTTTTTGCTTCTTTTTTTTTCAAAAAAGAAGCGCTTTCTTCCTGTTTTTTCTAACTCTTCTGGGGACGATCGCATGCCGACAATCGGACAATTGCCGTTGGCCAATTCGGTCGCGGACACCGATCTGGTGCCGATTTTCCAGAATGACCAGACCCTCGGTGCGACCCGCGCGCAGATACTGGCGGGCGTGCAGGCGGCGCTCAGCCTGCCGCAGAACACGCTGCTGGGCGGCGCCAGCCCAGGAACCGC